GTTTCGCGCAGGAAAACGCGATTTGAAAATTTTTTATAGGGTGTAGAATGGGTGTACCAGGGCGCAAGCCAAAACCAAAAGAATTACGAATACTTGAGGGGAATCCGGGACACAGGCCAATACCGGAGATACCGGAAAGTGATGCATATAAACCGGCGATGCCGAAATATTTTACAGTGGAGGCCAAGCAGGAATGGAATAGAAAAGTGGATGAGCTTTTTCGGCTTGGCCTACTCACAAAACTCAATCACACTTTATTTGAAACCCTGTGCGTTGCATTCGGAGAGTTTAAAAAAGCCGTGCGGGCAAAGGACAATAAAAATGCCTTAAGCTGGTTGAAAGAGTACCGCATGTTATGCGGTGAGTTTGGCATGTCCCCTGCGGCGATAATGAAAATGCCTGTTAGGGGCGGACAGGGAGATGATGATTGGGGCGGTATTTTAGATTAGGAGGGCACTATGGAAACAGAAACAGTATTTTTGACAATTAACAAAGGAGTTATGGCAAATGTAAATGCAACCGCCGAGTCATTGGACAGCGGGGCGGATAGCGTCATTGGGGCGTATATATGGTTTGCGTCTGAACTAATAACAGAAAATAAAAATCTGATGTTTGATCTTATTGGAAAAATAAAGGTACTGGATTTAAATAAAAGTAAAAATAAAGAGTCTTGATTTAAATAAAGGGAAAAATAAAAATAGTGCACGATAAAGAAAAAGCAGACAGAGCAATTTCTTTTATAAAAAATCTCAAACACACTAAAGACAAATGGGCAGGGTTGCCATTCCAGCTGCAGCCGTGGCAGGAACAAGAACTTAGAAAAATATTCGGAACGGTTGACGACGCCGGGAACAGAATAATAAGAACAGTATTTAAAACAGTCGCGAGAAAAAACGGAAAATCAGAAGAGGCGGCAGCGGTCGCGCTATATCTTCTTTTTGCAGACCGCACACGAGGAGCGGAAATTTATTCAGCCGCTGCGGACAGGGATCAGGCCGCGGTTGTTTTTGATGTAGCTGTACAAATGGTCAGGCAATCTCCGGCATTATCGAAGCGGTGCAAAATTTTAGAGTCAACCAGGCGAATTATTTTGAATAAAGACGGCTCTTTTTATAGAGTATTATCGTCTGATCATGCGAGCAAGCATGGATTCAACGCGCACGGAATTATTTTTGATGAACTTCATACGCAACCGAACCGACATTTATGGGATGTGCTCACAACGTCCGGTGGTACGCGCGCGCAACCGCTCATTTATTCCATAACAACGGCGGGATATGACAAATTAAGCATTTGTTATGAGCAGTACGAATATGCAAAAAAGGTTTTGAAAGGGATTGTTAAAGACAAATCTTTTTACCCGATTATTTACGAACTGGAAACTAAAGATGATTGGAAAAACCCGGACAACTGGAAAAAAGCAAATCCCGGGCTTGATGTATTCCGCAAACGCGAAGAGATTGAACAACTTTTTCAGAAAGCACTTGTTACACCCGCTTTGCAGAACACCTTTCGCCGCCTATATTGCAATCAATGGACAGAACAAAGCGAAAAATGGATTGATTATGACTCCTGGGATAAATGCAAATACGATTATAAATATGAGGATTTGGCAGGGCAGGTGTGTTACGCAGGGTTGGATTTAGCATCAACGCTTGACATTGCCGCCTTTGTTATGATATTCTATATAGATAATTTTTATTATATATGGCCTGTTTTTTGGTGCCCGGAAGAAAAAATATACGAGCGGTACGAAAAGGGGCAAACTTTTTACCGGGAATGGCTGGATCATGGATTTTTAAGATCGACTCCTGGGAATGTAATTGATTATCGGTACATTCGCAGGCAGATAAACGAACTGAGGGCAGATTTTAACATAAAAGAAATTGCCTTTGACCGGTGGGGGGCTACGGAGTTAATACAGTATTTAGAAGATGATGGGTTTGAATTAGTAAAATTCGGGCAGGGGTTTGCCTCGATGGCGTCCCCTACTCGTGAATTATTGCGGATTATTTTAGACAAAACGTTTCGGCACAACAATCATCCGATATTGAACTGGATGATTGACAATGTTGTGGTGAAACAGGATGAGGCTGGTAATTTAAAACCGGACAAGGCCAAAAGTTCGGAAAAAATTGACGGAATTGTTGCTGCAATAATGGGGCTTGATCGTGCAATGCGTAATATCGGCAGTACGAGCGTATATGCCGGGCGGGGGGTTATATCGATATGAGAAAAAAGGGGATTTACGGAATTGCTGATAATATACGGCGGGTTGTGCGGAATATATTTGATATACGAGGAACAATATCCGGGACTTCTAATGCCGGCACCCCTGCGAAATGGTTGCAGCAATTTTACGGCGGGTCGGACACATGGGCAGGCAATCAGGTCGATGAAAATTCAGCAATGGAGTATGTTTCTTTTTGGGTTTGCTTAAAAATTATACGGGAAACGATAGCCAGCCTGCCTATCGTACTATACAAATATACAGATAACGGTAAAGATCGGGCGAAAGATCACCCTGGGTATAGGTTAATGCATTTGAAGCCGAACCCAGAACAAACCGCATTTGATTTTATAGAAATGGTAATCAATCATTATTTATTATATGGAAATACATACGCTGAAATAATGCGTGACAATTCGGGCGCGATAAAGCAATTGTGGCCTCTCATGCCGTGGAACATGGAGGTCATTCGATATGATGGCAAAAAATATTTTCGATACTTGAAACCAGATCAGACATACACGACATTTCTATCGGATGAAATATTGCATCTTTCGAATTTTACACTCACAGGATTGACCGGGGAAAGGCCGATGGATTTTATATCCCAGTCAGTCGGAACCGGGCTTGCTGTTGAGGAATTCGGGGCAAGGTTTTTTAAAAACGACGCTACGCCTGGAGGCATTATAGAAATGCCGGGGAATCTCGGTCGCAATGCGGAGAATATCGAACGATTTAAAAAATCTTGGCACGAAGAGCACGGGACTATGGCAAATAAGCACCGTGTACGAATACTGGAAGACGGTGCAAAGTTCCATGAAATTTCCGTTAGTCCTGATAAAGCACAGTTTCTTGAGACGCGAAAATTTCAGCGGAATATGGTTTTGTCATTTCACCGGCTTCCGCCGCATCTCGCCGGGGATTTAGAACACGCTACGTATACAAACATAGAGCAGCAATCCCTTGAGTTTGTGCAATATACAATGCTCCCTCATTTTGTCAGGTTTGAGCAAAAATTAACCACTTGTTTGTTGCGGGAAGATGAGCAGGAAAAATATTTCTACGAAATAATGATTGATGCACTTACACGGGCGGACATAAAAACCAGGTACGAGGCGTACAGGGTAGGCCGGGAATGCGGCTGGCTCTCTATAAATGATGTACTGAGAAAAGAAAATATGAATACCATAGACGGTGGGGACGTTCATCACGTGCCGTTGAATTGGGTTGAACTGGGAGCAAAAAAGCCGGAACCTGCTACAGATATGGACAAAAATCAGGACAAAGAGCAGGACAAAAATCAGGACAAAAATCAGGACAAAAATCAGGACGAAGAAACAAACGCATTGATTGCCAGAATGAAAGAGGAGCGAACTTTGCGGTCTGCCGTGACCCGTAGAAATATTACAAATAGTTATGTCAGGATACATACAGATATAATCGGGAGAATACAGAAACGGGAAGTTGCCGACATAAAAAAGAATTTTAGGAAATGGTACCTCGAGCGGAGCAAAGAAGATTTTGACAAGTGGTACAGAGAGTATTATAATAATTTGTCTGAGTATATACAGACCCGGGTATCCCCTGTATACAATGCACTAAATGACCAGATATGGGGAGAAATTGAACAGGAATTGCATAAACTGAATCGGAAAGACGAGCAGGAAAAATATGTGCAGGGGTATATTGAGCGATACATCAAGGAATATATTCGCGGGCATAAGAAAAACATAGGTCTTGCAGTGAGTGAGATAGCGAAAAATCAGGTTGACCCGGAATCACGGATGACAGAATTATATGAATCGTGGGACAAAAATCTTGCAAATGACTCTCATGACGAGGCTGTTAATGCATCTAATGTATTCGCAAGGGCAATATATCTGCTTGCCGGGGTGCAGTTTTTGAGGTGGGTGAATACCGGTAGTAAACCGTGTCCGTATTGTCAGGAGCTCGATAATAAAGTTGTTGGTATACAAGATTTTTTTATTGGGGCGGGTGCAACTATGCGCGGAACTGATGGAGATTTACAAATATCAGAAAACATTGGACACGCTCCATTACACACGGGGTGTGAATGTCAGGTCATGGCAGGATAGGGAGGTAATGCATGAAAGATGATAAAGAGGTTAGGTATTTTAAAATATCTTTGCGGGAGTCGGGGGATAAAAAGAAAAAAATTGTCGGGTATGCTGCCCGGTTTGACAAGCTGAGCGAAGATCTCGGCGGGTTCAGGGAGCGGGTAAAACCGGGGGCATTTACAAAAACGATCAAAGAGGCGGACATACGGGCGTTATTTAACCATGATCCGAATTATGTTCTCGGTCGAAACAAAGCGGGCACTCTTGTTCTCGAGGAAGACGAAAAAGGTTTGAAAATTTCGATCGATCCGCCTGATACTCAGTGGGCGCGGGATTTGCTTTTATCTATTGAGCGCGGGGACATCAATCAAATGTCGTTCGGATTTCGGACGATAAAAGATACTTGGATTCAGCAGGAGAACAAAGAAACGATTCGGGAATTAAATGAGTTGAAACTATACGATGTGTCCCCGGTAACATATCCGGCGTATACACAGACGAGTGTTGCAGTGCGTAAATACAATGAGTTTATGGGTACGCAAAAAGAAAAACCGGAAGCCGGTGAAAATCTTGATTTTTTGAAGAAAAAATTACAAATAGCAGAAATTTAACTTGACATATTTTAGAATAAGGTATACTCTATAAATAACATATCTTGAATCGGAAGCCGCCCTGGCTGGCACTTCTATTCATGGTTTTAAAAAGGAACTATGGAGAGGAGTGTCTACACATGGCTGATATAAACCAGCTTAAAGCAGAAAAAGTAAATCTCGTTAAACAGGCACGGTCGATTATCGACGAGGCAGAAAAACGGGAAAGCAAAGAACTTACTCAGGAAGAAAAAAATAAATACGACGGTATTTTTTCGGCGATTAATAAACTGACTGACCGCATCAATCAGGAAGAGCAGCTCAGGGAACTGGAGCGGAAACAGGTTGACCAGGTTATTGAACCGATAAAACCGGACGGCAAACACGAAACACGGGAAGCTGTCGGGGATATACATTACCGCGACAGTAAAAAATCGGAAGAGCTTTTTCGAGCGTTGCTCAGCAGTGAAGTTAATCTCGGGAGAGAGGCTGCGGAACTCCGCGCCTTACAGGTCGATTCCAATACCGCCGGCGGGTATATTGTCGCGCCGATGCAGTTTGTCAACACATTGATACAGGCAAAAGACAATCTTGTATTTATGCGTCGGCTGGCTACAAAATATTCCGTACCGAACGCGGACAGCCTCGGGGCACCGTCTCTCGACAATGACCCGGCGGATCCGGCATGGACGAGCGAACTCAATATAGGCACAGAAGATTCCACAATGTCTTTCGGACGCAGGGAGTTACATCCTCATCCTCTGGCAAAATATATCAAAGTATCAAATACTCTTTTGAGAAAAGCGATGATGGGCGCGGACACGCTTGTCCGGGAAAGACTCGCGTACAAATTTGCGGTCACGGAAGAGTCAAACTTTATGACCGGGAATGGGTCAGGAAAACCGCTCGGGGTATTTACAGCGAGCGACAACGGAATCAGTACATCTCGCGATGTTTCAACTGGAAACACGACTACTGAACTGAGGACTGATAATTTGCTTGAATGTAAATATACACTCAAACAGCAGTACAGAATGAATTGTCAGTGGATATGGCACCGGGATTCAATTAAAATGCTGGCAAAATTGAAGGACGGCGAAGGCCGTTACATCTGGCAGCCGGCAATAACAGCCGGTACTCCTGACAGACTCCTCGGGTATCCGGTCAACGAGTCCGAATATGCGCCGAACACATTTACAACCGGACTGTACCTGGGAATCCTGGGAGATTTTTCATACTACTGGATTGCCGACGCGCTGGACATGACAATTCAAAAACTCGTCGAGCTTTATGCGGCAACAAATCAGACCGGGTTTATCGGACGGCTTGAGTGTGACGGAATGCCGGTGCATGAAAATGCTTTTGTACGCGCAAAATTAGCGTAAGCAGGGAGGGGAACTATGTTTCAAGGGCTTTTAAATAACATAAAAATTGACGTGCTTTACGCCGGATCGACTCTAGCGGCTACGGACGTTGATTCGACTATACTCCTCGATATGCAGGGGTATGAGGGATGCTTGATTCTGGGCGCTCCTATAAAATCAACAGCGGGCGGAACAACGGGGACGTATCAAATGGTACCCAGACATTCTGCGGTAAATACATCGACAACCGGTATTACTGACCTTGGGTCAACAACCTACGCATCAGACACCGCATTGTCTACAGGAGATCGCGGAAAAGTTTTCGGGATCGACATTTACAAACCGACGAAACGGTATGTTGGTGTTACGATTAATCGGACGGGTGCTAATACGGTGGCACTCGGAACAGTGTACGGTATCCGGTACGGATCGCATATTTCGCCGGTTACACAGACGACAAGTTTTACGTTGAAAAAACCGATTTCACCGACTACATAAAAAAGGGGGGTAGCTAATGGCTTACAATCAAGGGCATTATAATGACTATAACAACACTACCTCTGATTATACAGTGTACAGGAGTTCGGCAGAGCGGGTGTATGATAAATCGGCGCGGACAAATGCCGGAACTGTAACCCACTCCGGAACGAATACATTTTCGGGGACGGTAACTCATTCCGGAACGAATACATTTTCGGGGACGGTAACCCACTCCGGCACGGAAACGTTTACCGGAGCATTGCATGGCAATGGTGGTGTTAATATCGGATCGTCCGGCAGGTTCCGAATGGCTCCGCGCGCGCTCACAACTGGTACGACGGCAGCAGCGATACCGCAAAAAGCTTTTCTTACAGTGTCGAGCACGAAAACTGCGAAAAGTTTTACATGCTATGGGTCTACAGTCGGAACAAGGATTGTGATTTACTGTAAAAATGCAAGCGCAACCGGATACGTACAGGTCAGTTTTGCGAGTTCGGCGGGAGCAACCGCGAGAACATTTGACGGGTCTAATTACCTGCTGCGCTTTAAAAAAGCGGCGACGTATATTGAATATATGCTCGCCACAACCGGAAGATGGATGGAGTTGACGCGATCAGTAGCGGACGGAACCGCTTTGACATCGACTTCGACATAAAAATTATTTAGGAGGACATATGGAAAAAAATAGTAAGGTGCCGTCTACGGACAGTACCCTTGTTAAAGAAAATAAAGCGCCGGTTTATGCAGACGGCGCTTTTGTTAAACAGAAGAAAAAAGTTGCGATTGTCGGGTATGCGCCGTCAAGCCGAATGCTTGCACCGTTTGATGATGAGGAATTTGAAATATGGGGTGTGAACGAACTGTATAAAATCGTTCCGCGTGTTGACGTGCTGTTTGAGTTGCATGACCGGAAATGGTTTCGCAGTAAAGCGAGGAACCCAAAACACCTTGAATGGTTGCAGAAGTCAAAAATTCCAGTGATAACATTGGAAAAATTTCCGGACATGCCGATGAGCGTAAGATTTCCGATTGAAGCAGTAAGAAAATTTTTAAGCCCGTACGATGGATATTTTACCAATTCGATCTCTTACATGATTGCGCTCGCAATGCTGTTTGATTACGATGAGATACACATTTACGGTGTCGATATGGCGACTGATGAGGAGTATCAGTCACAGAGACCGTCTGTTGAATTTTACTGCGGGATAGCGGCAGGCATATACAAAGCCACAGGCAAATGCTTTTTATATGTTCCGCCGGAATGTGATCTGATGAAAACAATGTATCAATACGGATACGATGATGACAAGATTACATCTGCAAAAAAGAAGATTGAAGCGCGTAAAGCGGAACTCGGCGCGCGGATTAATGAATTTAACAATCAGGCGCGCATTGCCGAGGGGAATCTGAATGTGATGCGCGGAGCAATGGACAATACAATTTATTTCGAGCGTTGCTTAATGGGGACATTGCAGGATAAGGAGATTGCCAATGTATCTACGGAAATACACGGAAACGATTGTTAATACTGCAACAACGTACACGAGTACGGGGACTGTGCAGGTAAACGGTCTGTTACACATGATCAGATATGAGCGGTCAACGTCTGCACCTATATCGTCAACTGCTGATTTGACGATAAAGACGAAAAATATGCAGACAACATTGATTGACAGTCTGGCAATCGGAAGTGCTTCCTGGAACAAAATAATTCGGAGTGCCGTTGTTAATACGACAAATGCAGCATTTGCCAGTGTAGGCGGGCATGTCCCTGTTGTGGATGATCTCGTAAATATTACATTGAGCAAATGCACAAGCACCGGGCAGGCCGGTACATTCTATTTGATTTTTGAGGGTTGATGTCCTCCGGGCGGCCCGTGTGCCGCCTTTTTTTGAGGTGAGCATGGAAACTACAGATATAAACGACAACAAAGAAACTACACATTTCAGACAATCAAAGATAAAAAAAATTGTATCGAAGTGCAAAAATCCTGATTGCGATTATACGAGCGCAAAACTCGAAGAGCATATTTGTCCGAAATGCGGCTGGTTGACGGTGGTATATGGGGCTTGATACATCGAATGCGTTAATATCACTCGGCGATTTTAAATTGTATATCGGGCAATCGACCAGTTCAACGAGCTACGGTGCGCGGTACGAGGATATAATAAATGCTGTTTCGTGGAGATTCAACGATTATACAAAACGAAAATTGAAGGCGCGGTCGATAACAGAGTATCGCGATGGAAACGGAACGCAGGAAATATATACCAGGGAATGGCCTATAAATTCCAATTCAACGAACATCAGTATTTATATTGATGAGGATAGGGCGTATTCAACCAGTACAAAAGTGTCGGCGACAAGTATTGTAATATACTCGACTCCCGGCAGGATATATCTGGACGATGATACAATGACCGAAGCCGCGAAAAGTGTAAAACTTGTTTATAACGGCGGATATAGTACGATACCGTATGATCTCGCGTATGCCTGTAAAGAAATGTGTCGGTTAATGTGGAAACGCGAGCAGACAAATTTGATCGGGGTAAAAACCCAGAACGTTGAGGGCCAGAGTATTTCATTCGAGGAAGATTTGCCGTGGTCAGTAAAAAGAATTTTGAACATGTATAAAAGGGATGACAGTTTTAAATGACAGTGGAGCAGTTACAAATAAAATTGAAACGATGGGAAAAAACATTTCCGCGCGCTGTTAATCGCGCAGTCAGAACCCTGCTCGCAAAGATCAGACTCGAGGCTATGCAGGAATATTCCGGCGGAACGCTGAATGTGAAAACCGGGAAAACGAAATCGGCTGTCCGGTATGAACTGGATAAGAAAAATATGGGCGGGCGTGTCCTTGTTACTGAACCGCGCGCGTTCATTGCTGTTTTCCATGAGACGAAAAATCGGCCAAATATAAAATCGCCGAGGAGACCGATCTGGGAACCGCTGCAAGATAAATACACACCGGAGGTGTCTAACAAAATACTTGCCGAGATAATGGGAGAATATAAACGTGCCTGATACAGTCAGAAAACAGGTAATCGATGCAATTATCTCTGTGTTAGATGCGAGCACGTCAATTACTACTGTTGAGGATAATTTGAGAAGTTGGCATGACTATTCCGCGCATCAATTCCCGGTCGTCACTGTAATAGACAGGGATACGGATGTAAGCAGATTTTCTTTTCGCAGCACCGGTGGGATGGATAAAAAAGCCATAATGGAAGTGCTGACCCGCGGTTACATTTTTGATCAGAATAATAATACGGCAACAAAAAGGGCGAATTTAATAAAGGAAATTCAGACAAAACTTGAAACCGGGTCAACTACAATGAGTGCGTTGATTTTTGATATTGATGACATTACCATTGAAACGGACGCCGGTATACAGGATAACTTTTCCGTTTTCGATATCACGTACAATGTGACGTATTTGTATAATCACAATACACCGTAGGAGGTGAAGACATGGCTGCATGTAATGGTTTTAAATCCCATATAAAAATCGGGTCTACATATATCCGGTTAATGGATGGATGGAGTTTGAGCGTCCAGCAGAACAACCCGGAATATGTTTCATTCGGAAGCACGTTTAAAAGTTGCTTTTCCGCGGTTAAATCCTGGACAGCATCGGCGAAAGGGACACTTGACAGAAGTGCAACCGGACAAGTTGCGCTGATCGGACAGCTTGAATCCGGGGGAACTGTTGCCGATATTGCGCTAAGATTTTATCCGTCAACAGCCTCCGGGAGATGGCAGGGGAATGCGAGAATTGAAAATTTTTCGATAGATTCTGCTGTTGACGATAAAATTAACGTGTCATTTGCATTTAAAGGCAATGGCTCAATTGCATGGTCTACGACATAAAATTTTAGGGAGGACACATGGACATTAAAATTGAAAACACTTTTGAGTTTATACCGGAGTGGAACAATAACAGGGGCAGTGAGAACCCTGTTATTGTTACCGGTAATTATTTGACAAACAATCAGCTGGACAAATGCTTAAAAATCGGAACCGAAATATCGATTGACCGGAAGCAGTACCTGAGAGAGTCGAAAATAAAAATATCAAATTTGACGGTCGGCGGTAAACCTATTGTAAGCGGGGATGATTTACTCTCATCGTGCGGGCTGAGTCAGCTGTATACGGAAATAACAACACATTTGATCGAGATAAATAATCAGGAACCGTCAAAAAACTCATAGGCGCCTTTCACCTTCTCCTGGATGAGAATGTTGATTGGCGCAATTATAAACCTACGTCAGATGATATAGGGTATGAAATGCTTGTTTACGGCGTTAAAATAAAGCGATTTGAGATAAGGGAATATTTCACGGATGAAATTTTAAAATGTGTTGATTTTTATTGGAAGGTAAAAATGTACGGGTTGCCGTTTTCCGGCGGGTGGGCGGAGCAGCCGGCTTTTTTGATGAGAATTATTTTTTTACTTGACAACGAAATGGAGAAGCGGAAACGCATAGATGGCAAAAGATCGCGTTGAAATAGACATATTAGCAACCCACAAAAAAGCAATTGCCGGTTTTGCTGCTGTTGCTGCAAGCATGGCAGGCGTGATCTCTATCATAAAAAGCTCTGTTCAGGCATACACAGAACAGGTTGTGGCCGAGTCAAAACTTTCTGCAATTTTAAAATCAACGGGAAACCAGTTAGGAATGACAAAAGCTCAATTGGTTGCATACGCTGGACAGTTACAAGATTTGACAGGTGTCGGGGATGAATTAATTGTAAACTCCGAAGCAGTGATGGCAACTTTTACAAAAATCGGGAAAGACGTATTTCCGCGGGCTATCTCTGCCGCGCTTGATTTGTCCAAAGCATATGGACAAGATTTAAAATCCAGTACAATACAAATTGGTAAGGCCTTACAAGACCCCATAAAAGGGATTGGTGCTCTTGGCAAGGTAGGTGTCCAGTTGAGTGAATCACAAGTTAAATCAATTCATAAGTTTATGGAAATGAACGACATAGCCTCTGCACAAAACGTAATAATGAAAGAACTTGAAACCCAGGTCGGGGGTGTTGCTGCCGCATATGGAAAAACCATACCCGGTCAAATAGACATTTTTAAAGCGAGTCTTGGGGACATACAGGAAACGATCGGGCAGGTAGTAATGGTCGGAATGGCCCCCTTGTTACAAAAAGCCAACGAGTTTATGGCAGCCAATAAACAGAAAATCATAAACATTATTTCAAATTTGCCGCAATTATTTATACTTACAATGCAGCTTGTGGGTGACATAATACGAAAAGCCTTGTCGTGGGACGGGCTTAGTAAATCTATAGGTGCAATTGCAAAGGGATTTTTTGAAACATGGAAAGTAAGCATTCAAATGATCCCGGATTTATTTATGTCAGTGCTGTCTTTTTTACTTACACCTGTTAAAAATTTTGGGGCGTGGGTAGGCTCTATATTTCAAAATATTTTCGGAAATGTAGCGAACTTTTTTATCGATGCACTAAACGCAATTCCTTTTGTTGAACTTGAGCGGGTAACGGTTAAGCCGATAGAGGATTTCGGCGATATGGGTAAACGTACTCTTGATGAGATGGGTACAAAATTTGAGGACATGAAAAATAAAGCCTGGAAGGCCATTGAAGCAATTGGGAGCAAGTGGAAACAAGCGGGGGACGATTTAGCCGGAGTATATAAAGATGAAATAAATACATATCTTACAAAAGTGGACACGATTGTAAACGCGGAAGGAATTGTCACAGAAGAAATACTCGAAAATAACAGAAAAGTAAAAGAAGATTACACGAAAATAGCTATTGAAAAGCAGAAAGCGACGTCTAAAATAATTGAAGAGCATAAGAAGCAAGTTGACGAACAGAAGAAACTTGATGCCGAATATTGGGAAGGCGTAAAAAGCCAATATGCCGCTTTTGAAAAAATTGCTTCTGATATAACATCAAGGCTAAGCTCTATTATAAGCATGGCCTACGAAAATCAATTAGTAGATATTGATAACAAATTTCAAAAAGAAAAAGCGGCTATTGAGGGGAGCGCATTAAGCGAAGAAGAAAAACAGGAAAAAATAGCGCAGCTTGAAGAGAAGTACGCGAAGAAAAAAGCAAAAATAAAACATGATGAGGCTGTTGCTGAAAAAATGTGGTCGGTGACGAAATCGATAATCGATACTGCGTCTGCCGTTGTTGAGGCTCTTCCGAACGTATTTCTTGCGGCAACAGTCGGAGTGCTCGGTGCCGCTCAGACTGCCATGATCGCCGCGCAGCCAATCCCGGCATTTGCCCAGGGGGGATCGTTTATTACATCCGGCCCACAGACAATAATGGTCGGGGATAACCCGTCCGGGCGCGAACGTGTTACCGTTGAACCGTTGTCCGGTAACAGGCAAGACAGGTATTATGTGCTCAGTATTGACGGGCACGAGTTCCGGGCATGGCTGCAGGAGCGAGTTGATACTGGTGATCTTCGGACGGTGCAACGATGAGAATTTCTTATGCAAATGTTTTTGATAATTATACTCCTGTTGTATCAAGTGAAAATCTTAACTATTTGGGAACGAATGTGCAGGACAGCAGATTGTCAAAGGTGTGGCGAACAACCGCTTTAACATCAGCGTATATTTCAGTTGACTGCGGAACCGGAAAATACCAGCCGACTATCGGGGCGATATTTAATCATAATCTGACAACTGGCGCAACTATAAAACTGCAGGGCAGTTCATCAAGCGGGTTTTCCGTTGTTGTGGAAAAAGCCCTCGCCCGGATAAACACAAATTGTGCAATCGGATTCTCGACACTGGCAAGTCGTAGATACTGGCGTTTTCTTGTTAAAGACACCGGATCGACATATTCATACATGTCGGTCGGGCGAATGTGGATAGGGACATACATTAATGTGACTATCCAAAATGAGATCAAAGAGGATCATATTGATGGCAGTGTGTACAGTCTGAGTTACAGCCGGCAGCATTACGGGGACGAGGGCGAAATTGGGCGGGGATACGATTTGCAATTTCCTGTTTTGACAACTACCGGGAAAACTGCTCTGGATGCATTTAACACAGCGGTAAAAAAGTATAAAAATTTTATTACTATTATTGATCCGGCGGACATGACAAAAATTACGCCGGTGTATGGATTTAAAACAAATGATATATCATACGATTACATATACAGCTATCAGTGGATGGCGAAATTCAGAGTAGAGGAGTCAAAATAATGGCAGGATCAAAAATTACAATGCCGGCTAATGCAAGCACCGACTGGTCTGATTTTGTTACTATATCACAGCATTCATACAGGCACATGCAATTTGTGTCTCTCACAAATACGACGAGCACGGGTGCCCCTGCAATAGAGGCCGGAAGTTATGCCGTAGTGAACGGTACAATGTATTGTCTCACCCCGTCAACCGGGGGAAATGAAACCATATCAACAACCGGGCTGAGTACGGGATTCGCGAGCGGGGAATTGTGGATAAAAGTGATCCCGGATTCAACAGGAACAAGTATCACGGCTGAATTTACCACTACGCCGCCGGTATGGTCAGCAGCTAAAGGCGGGTATTACTCGACGGGTAACGATAGATATATCGGAGGTGTGTATAAATCAACGGATAGATATTTAGAAAAGTGGGTATATGAAGAGGGCAAGAAAATCGACGGGGGAGAGACGAGACCAATTTTAACAAGTCGGGATAATATTGGATACTGGAACATGGACGGCGTTGCTTTTAAAGATATTACATTAAAATGTCCCTGTTCCAGGGTAGTTGGCCATCACGGAAATATATACACCAATATAGGGCCTGCGGGTAATTTTTATATATTGCCACATACCGATCTGATCATTATTTTCAGATTATCGTTTGCGGGGGAGTATGTACTGCGGTTAAGCAGGGTAGCAGGGGGCGTATTTGATACTACATCATACAATAGTACATCGGTAAATAGGGGTGTTTTTGATTACGCGTACAGAGGTTAATGATGAATTTATGGCAGCAATTTATAAACCAAACTCAATCCGCGAAAATAGCTGTTTTTGAAATTGACATTCCGGGATCAATCTCTCTATGGTTAAATGATTCCCCTGGTGTCTGGAAATATCGATACAAAAACAAATGCACAACTACAACATACAATTTTCAAAACGGAGCTTTTTGCTACGGGTCTTTTGAGAATGCCGGTACAGGGGAAACCGGAATAAACGCAGAGTCCCGCCGGATAAGTTCGTTAGTTGTAAACGGCGAAGATTATTCGCTAATGTCATCATACGGTAATTGCCGAAAAAATATCTATAGTTTTTATTTTGATCCTTCCGAGTCAATTCTGTATGTCAATTTTTTCGATGTGCTTCCCTGGACAACAGCGTCAATAAAAGCGGGTATCACATACGGCTTTGCAACACAGGCGATATATATTGATGACATTTACTACGAACCGAGACTGCGGTCAATCCCGAATATATCCATTCGTATGGATGATCTCTTTTACGGCACAAAAAAATTCTCTTTTGGATCAGTAAAACTGATAAATGAAGACGGTTTTTTTGATGCATACGGAAGCCTTACATTATTCGGGCAGGCCTGCCGCGCAAAGCTTACCGGAAAACTCGCAGACGGTACACTGCTCGGGTTTAATGACATGAAAACATTTTACACCGGATATGTACAGACCACAGACACAACGCCGAGGGAATTTACAATAGGCCTCGGAGACAGAAAAGATAAAATAGGGAGAACGCTCCCTGTGAACTTTTTTTCATCGGCAACGTATCCTGATATAAAATCAAATAATGTGGGGAAAGGAATTCCGCTTCCGTGGGGGACGTGCAGAAATATTACATGCATATGTGTAAATGAAGAGGATACTCCCGCTCCGGCAAATTATAAATTTGTAGTTGCGGATATTGAGCAGCATTCGATAAAAGCCCTTGACGCGGTTTATATTGACGGGGTGGCGGAGAGTCCGACTCCTACATTAGTATATGATACATCGGATAATGTTGCATATTTTAACATCGCATCCGGCGGGAATTATGATCCAGGGAAACTTGTTACGGCAGACATCAAGGGCTTTGATGACTCTGCAGCAAGAGACGGATCAGGAACATTGATTGAGGATGCGCTGGATATTATTGAGGATATATTTAGCAGTTATCTAAACATCAGTTACAACTCTGATAATTTTGATACAACAGAATGGGGAACCGAAAAAAACACGGACAAAAATCAGGGAATATGTATCTCTGATAACACAAGTATTTCAGACATCATAAATAAAATTGCTGTTGGTCACATGGGAGTATTTTATCTTACCGGAAATAATAAATGGTCATTCCGCACAATTAACGATAATAGACCGCTGCAATTGCTAATCGATATTGATGAGATGTTTAACGAACCGAACGAATTTAAAGATGGAACTCTTTACCTTACCAGCGCAACGGTAAAGCATTCGATTGATAACAACAAAAAACAGTATGCAGAATATACGGATAACACCGGGGAAACAACGTCTTTTTATAATTACGGAATCCGTAAAAATCAGATTTTTGAAACCCATATATCGGATGCAACAGAAGCGCAGGATTTAGCAAGCAAGGCAATGACGGAATTCGGAACAGTAAAAGGGGAATTCCAGGTTATTACCAGTATACGAGCGATTGATCTATTGGCGTTTGATAATATCGTAGTCGTAATGAACCGTAAATATAAGACGTGGCTCGGTGCGATTAAATGCCGCGTTATGGGGATAGAGTATAATATTACAAACCCCATGAGCATAAAACTCAGCTTGCGGTATATCGAGAACAGTACAACGGATGCCATTATAGACATTATCGAGATAGTCAAAGAGCATGATAATCTTTTAGAGATTGGAAAATATGCGTCTGAAACAAATAAAATAAATATAGTTAAATGGAGGTAATCAATGGGCACATACCAATACGGCATTAAATTTAATATATATAATTATTCGACCGAGGACTTGACAGAGGTTATGCTGTCAGGCGAAATTCGATTTTTTAACACAATAAATACATCCCTTGTTAATCAGCCACTGTCAATAATGGGTGACGGGTCATCGCAGATAAATGCGCTGCCGTTTCGGGAAATTATGATGTTTGAAACATCCAGTAATTTATCGCTGGTCAGTTACAGGATACAAGGTAATCGTGTTGAGATAAAAAACACCGGCAGCGCAGATATAACGGTAAACATAGGGACCTCCGGCAGCGCATCTTATATTTATCTTGCTGCTGGACAGATGATAAATTTATCGTTCGACGGAACAAACTGGATACAGTTGGAAACAGAAAAAACAGGCGTGATAAAGATGTGGGCGGGGGATACAACCATGCCTACCGGGTACCTGCTCTGCAATGGTCAGGCAGTATCAAGGACAACGTATGCAAAATTATTTGTGGTGTGCGGGACAACATACGGAACGGGGGACGGATCGACAACATTTAACGTCCCTGATTTCGGGGGCATTTTTCCGCGTGGTGCCGGTACGTCAACTAAGTTGACCAATGCAAACGGGGCAGCATTCGCAGGAACTCGCGGGACATATCAGAATGACAAATTTCAAGGATTTTACATGGGGAGTGGCGGAAACGCTGCCGGTACAGATTCTGCAGTAGGCTCCGGCTCTGTTTCCGCTGTGCGGCTTCCTGCGTCTACCAAATTAGTCCCGATGACTGACGGAACAAACGGCACACCGAGGACGGGTACAGAAACAAACCCGGCAAACGTAGCAATTTATTTTATAATAAAAACATAAAAAACACTTGCAACAGGATATAGAGGTATACACAATGAGCGGATTGACGGACACTGAAAGCAAAATTATTTTTGATGGAATTGCAAAAGTTGGGGAAATGTCGGAGCGTATCGCGAGTATGGAGACAGATATATTGTATATAAAAGAGAAACTGTCTACCAGGAAAACAGATTTGCGGTATGCAGTTACGACAGCAATAGCAATAATTGCGGCAGGCATTGCATTATTTAAGGCTTTTTTGCCCTGAAATCCCTTTTTCTTGCGCTGTAGAGGGGTCGCCAAGGCACGCAAAAAGGGGCAATGGTGTAATTATACCCCCCGGTTTTTACAGGAATTTTTAAGGCGGCAAATAACTCCTTATGGCATAAGGAGTTATTTGCCGGGCATTTTGGGGGCTATAATCGGCGCACCGTTAAAAACAGTAGCAAATAACTCCTTATGCCATAAGGAGTTATTTGCCGGTAGAATTCTGATTTTTGAAAATGTGCGCCGATTATATAAATATTTTGATAAATGGACGCGCCTATAAGCGTTTATCAGCGTCGTTTTTACTATACAAGTGTGGAGTAAAATATGTTGAATAATTTATCCGGTAAAAAATGGAACGGATTTTTAATACTCTCATTTTTGTGTTTTGCAATGTGCGTTCCGTTTATTGTTTATGGATTCATACACTCAAACCTTGAAACCATGTTCGGCGCAATTTTTTTCTTAGTCGGCGGTGCGCTGTCTTCTTATGTCACCCTTGTTACAGGAACCGTCAAGACAGATGAAAACATCGGAAAGAATCCTATACAAAGCTTGCTGAATAACAAGGGGGTAAAAAGTGAGTAGTATAATTATTCCCGGTTTATTTTTGCTTATTTGTATAGGCATGGCTTTATTTACTCTACTTGTGGGGAAGAGGAAAAAATGAATGGCAAACAAAAGATTTTTATTTGCTTTGCTGTGTGCCTTTTTGTTTTTATTGCCGGCGGTATCTCCGGTTATTTTTGCGGAAGAGAAAATGATTCTGGTACCGGAAACATGGCTGATCAGTACAGAAAAGAAATTGCAGACAGTAATCAATTATTGAGCAATTACGAGCAGAACGAGACAATTATAAAGCAGAACTTGAAAACAGTATCGGAATTATTAGCAGCCTCGAAAATCGAATTGCAGTTATCGAAGGACGAATTCACACGGCTGAAAATATCGTCGCAGAAACAAGCGGAATCGCTGGGGAGAATATCGATACTTTGTCGGGAATTAGAGATGAAATTGAATCGATTATCAGTGATATACGAAAATTGCGAACAGGAGCGGAAGGCACGGGAGATTGAGCGAAATATCTCTTTATCTGCAAATGGAGTTTTGATAATCATAATTATTATACTGTGCATATCAAGAGGTAATTGACATGTCTGATAAATGGGTGTCCTGTGCTGCGTTCGACGAACAGCGGGAAAAATTGCTCCGGGTATGTTCGGACGCGCTCGATAAAGAAAAACATCCCGAATTTTTCCCCGGCTATTTTGGAAAAGGTTTGACCGCCTGCAATTTGTTTGTTGAGTGGTGTGTCCGTGTTATGGGGTACGATACAAAAGTGCTGCTATCCCACTGGGTAGATAAAAAGAAAAATATAGATAAATGGATTCCGGCGAATGCAAATCAGATGTATGTAAATTTATTAAACGCCGGCGATAAAATAGCCCCACAGGTTACGGGTGCCGATGCCCGGCGGCTTGCCTGGTGCGGCGTACCGGTGATCGCCGCTGCTAAAAAACTTGATCCGCGCGCAGGCAGCGGGCACATATCAATAATTTATCCTGATCCGCAGGACAGCCCGCATACCCTGCGGTGTAATAATGTCGGCGGGATAGTGGGAGTATTTGAGACTGACTCCCCGGAAGCATTCGGAAAATATGATGTTTCCGGGGGAAATCAGTATGGATTATCTGCAATCAGATTTTTCATCCTGTTGACTGCTGTGTAGGTGCTGTATCCGCACTATCAAAAATTTTCTTTTCTTGCTTAAAAATCTGGTGCCCGAATTCTTTTTCTTCCGCTTTCCAGCCGATAATTATTATCAAATATTCATCGATGGAAACACTTAGTTTTCCATGTTTTTTATCCAGCAGACAATCTGCTTTGTACATAGTATCATTCCCGCGTATTTTATAATACACATTAAGCCCTGTTGTTACCTCAATAACAAATGGTAGAATTTTGTTATCAAGAATTCTGTTAGGATAGTAATATCTTTTCATTTCTTTAGCCCCTTCCACTGTTCCGTACAATTTTTATAATTTTCAGAAATCTGCACCCTGTTCATCCTCCTCTGTCTCCCTTAATTTTATCCCCATTAAATAAACTCCGTCCCGCTTCCGCTCCCGCTGAAAGCCTTTTTTCGCCATTTTTTGGGAGAAGAATTTTATCGACTCCCTTGTTAATCCCGACCATTCAACAAATGCACGGTGTAAATCAGATACGGATACCATGTATTCATTCCCCTGCTCACAGCACTCTGAAATAAATTTCCCGGCAAGATCGCTTTCCCGGCGGTATGAGTCGTAATCTAGCCGCACAGCATCCGGCATTTCTAATCCCTCTTCCTGGTATTTTCTCCAGCCCTCCAAGAACCAGTTTAAAATTCCTGGCTTTCCTTCTGTCAATATTTTTTTACCGTAGTCTAAAATTCTATCTTTATCCGGTACTGTATAGTTAAATGGTATCGGACGAATTCTGCGCCACACCCCCGCCCCATCATCCCCGATGACAGGAAGATGATTTGTAACAAGGAAAGTCTTTATTTTTAATTGAAATGAAATCGGCTTTTCGTATTTCTGCGCTACGGTGAACGGTAGTTCAGAATCCCCGGTAAATCGCTTAATTAGCTCCGTATTTAATTTAGTGTATTCCTTTGACTCACTGCAAAATAAAACGCGCTTATTTCTCAACTGTGCGAAATAGGTATCGTTACTCGAATATTTATTTTCCATTAGTTTATCTGCGGAAAGGTCATGTGTGTAGTCCCGGCATATCCCCCGGAAAATTGTAATCAGTTGATCCTTTCCATTTTTCCCGGTGCCATGCAAAATATAAAATTCCTGTTGCGCTATACTGCCGGACAAAGCGTATCCAAAAACTTTTTGAACGTAGTTTATCAAATTTTTATCATTCATAAAAATTTGATTTATGAATGATAAAAATTTCTCCGGCGGTTTTTCTTTTGGAGAATATTCGCAGTCGATTATTTTTGTATGGAATTCTTCGGCTTTATGCTCATAGAAATTATTTGTTGATAAATCAAGCGTACCATTTTTAAAATTTAACAGATAATCGTGTGAGTCTAACATGTCCGGTGTTACCGGCAGCAGCGAGCGAGTGTCTTTCAACACGCGCGCCCGGACATTATGGTTCATCAGTTTATTAACGTGCTTTGTAAATATCTCGGTAAATTTATCGGGGTCAGAAATTGTTTTTTCCTTTTGTATAAATGCAGCCTCTTTTAACCGCTGCAACGTGACTTTTTTTACAGCTTCCTGTATCCTCAATAAATCGTCTGACTGCCATTTCCCCGATTTGTAGTATAGCCATGTCTGCATGGCCTCACACCATATAAATTTATTTTGAAATCTTACACTTAAATATTCCGCGTCCCCGATGTCATTAAATTTATAAAAATAGGACGGCTTCTTTCCGCCGTGCTCTTTTTTTAATTTTCGCTGTTCCTTTCCATACAAACTTTTTATAGTATCCAGCAGTTCTTTCTCCGGGTACTCCGCAGCGAAATATTTTTTCTGGTGCTCTTCGCACTCCGCTTGTATCTCCTCTATCGTTATACCCGGATTGTTCCCCAAAAGGTGCCCGATAAATTTTGTCAATTCCGTGTTACGCTGTCCGGGGATTATTGTTTCCATCGGCTCAATATACCCGGATTTTATTCCTGCATCGTCTGTATCAATCTCTGCTGCCTGTTTCAAAAAATCTGTTTTTTGCTGTAACAAGGTGAGAATGGAAATTCCCGGCGAGTATATAATCTGCGTCTGGTCGTAACCGAAATAAAGCCTCTGCAAATCCTTCGAGGCAATTCCATCCACTCCCGGAAAAAGTGGAATAAGTTTTTCATAGTAGTTTTTTATTTTCTCCATGTCCGTTTCCCTGGGTATAGGGAGCAGAGCGCGGAACCGCGGACGCGGCGATTTATTATTTTTTGCCCGCATATGTGAGCGCGTAGTATAGTAATATGCTTCAATTCCTTTTAACTGGTTTGCCTGCAATTCTTTTGCCGTGATCCAGTCAAGATTGTTTTCTGAATGATCGTTGTCAAAGTCGAAAAGCAAAAATTCTGTAGACAGTGGATTTTTACCGGTGCCCCGCGCAGAGTTTACAAATTCATACGGTGTATAATCATACGTCGAAATTATTTTTTTTAGATCGTTTTCATTATTTACCCGCTGCTTATTTCTGAAAAATTTATTTTGCGGGTTTTGGTATACGTTGGAATAATAAATTGTAAATGGCGTCATTTTTTCCTCATTTATTCAGTATGAATTATTTTTATCGATTCGCTCTGAAAAAAGCCCTTGCAAATTTATCAGAGCACACAGAACGTCTTTCTTGTCGAGTTAGTTTGCCGTAATACTCCGGATGTATTTCCTCGGTCAATAAATGGTCAAATTTCTTTAAATGCTTCCTATTTTGCCCGATCGTGTGGGTATAATCTTTGGAGTAGTTTTCGGTTGGGCATTTCTTCGGTATATTAAAAAATCCCCATAGGCAGGTTTTTTTCTGGTAGAAATCCCCGTATTCATGCGGAGAATATATCAATGCCGGGTGCCCCAAAAAACGGCGCAATAACCCGAACGGATTTTCAAGGCACCAAAATTTTAAATTTGTTCTCTTTGCTAATGGTGCAGGTAATTTATATTGGCACTCCCATATTATCCGTAAACAATGCTGTACTAAAAACATTCCCCGGCGCATATCGCGCGGATATTTTGCATTGCTTTTTGCAAAGCTGAACTCTGTACACGGCGGATTTGCAATAATTCCGTACACGTTATCGGGCGGACTATAGTTTTCAACGCCGATATTTTTACCGATGCAGATTACTGTATATCCTGCGTCCCTGTATGGTTTTGAATCGCTGCCGATATCAGCGCATAAATGCAGTATTATTTTTTCAGAATTATTTGCCATTATTTTTAATCTCCGATTTTATCTACAGTTTTTGTACATTTCGTACAGTGGAATTTGTGGTCTATTCTGCTTCTTATCCACTCGTGAACGCAATATTTCTGTTTGAGTTTAGCAAGTGCGTATATCAATATCGCCGATATGACAGATAACAGGATCATGACTACCGGATAAAAAATTTCACTCATTCGGTTTTTCCTTTCTTCGCCTGCTCCATAGCTTCCTTAACATGCAGCAACGCGCGTACTAATGGATCAATATTTTCCGAATTGGAAAAGACTAACTTGACCGCATTACGCAACAGCACGTTGTATGCCGGATCGTTTTTGAAATCGCTTACACCTTCCCCAGGTGTACGGACAGTGTCTGTCTGAATAAGATCAACTTCGCCTTTAATGTCTGTTCCGCGCGATAATCCAGCATGAACAATCGCACTGCCGTCAAAGAGCAATATTGTCATTTCGGTTTTCCTTTCCGGTAATCACCATAAAATATCTCACCGTTTATCATGTACTTCGGTACGGCCCACGGATCATCCTGCCATTTATCGTGAAGCATATGGTAGTGCATGGCCTCAAGATTTGTATAATGTATCCTCCATGATCTATCTCGTTTGCTCGCTTTTATAATCTCAGCAAGATCAAGAATTTCTGGAATGGTATGATCATGGTATAAATGTATTCCCGTATACGGCCGCATTAAATAATTTCGTATTTGTATAACTCGGTTCGGTATTCGCCATTTGTAGCCATGAGGCCACTGCCTTTGTCTTGATGGATAGTTTTCCATTTTATTTTCCTTCCTTTTTTGCGCACTTTTCATACGCTGTAAATGTCGTAGGTTTCGGGCAGTCTTCCTGCGGGATGTATTTGACCATGGGGATATCGATATTATCAATACTCCAGACCGTGTAATAATAGGCCTTGCATTTAAAGCCGAGCGTACATTTCCCAAAACGCTCATCTAACGCCCGGCAGTAGTTACACGTGCGTTTCATTTCCTTGCCTTTCTTCTGTATGCTCCCTGCTCGCCTCTGTGTTGTTTAATGATAACAATATCGGCATCAGACAGCAGTAAAAATTTACCTCCGCGCCGTATGCCGAGACCGTAAGCGAGAATACATTGGTATATCCGCGCCTTCGATAATTTTGTTTTAGCCGCCGCCTCTGTTACCGTCCATTTATATGCTGCAATATCTCTCATCTATTCCTTACTCCTGTAAAAATATTTTTTGGTATCGGGATAAAACAATTCAAATTTGCTGCTTCCCCCGGCATGTCGCTGTTTTTGTGATATACCATGATCCCACAATCAAGCAAATTTTTATACTTTCTTTTTTCTTCTCCACTTACCGGGTCAACAATCATTTTAAAATTGTTTGCAAATACATAGCGCGGAAGGAAATAAAATTTCTGAAACAGAAGTTTTTCTGCCCGCTCTCTCCCCTGGTAACAAAAAACATTGTTTATCAGAAAAAATAATACCCCGTCCGGCTTCAATAAATTAACCAGGAACCAGTAAATTTCTTCCGCCTGTTTTGTCGGATGCCACGGCGGATTGCAGACAATAATATCATAGTTCCCTAATCCGTGAGAAGAATTTAAAATAGATTTTCCAGCCATGCATATATCTTGATAAGTCAATAATAAATTTGAATTTGGAATATAAATATTTTGTGAAATTACATTTTTTATACTATTTCCTAACACATGGTCTTTACCAGAGCAGGCATCGAAAATTCGTATATATCTATCCAATGTTTTTATGCCTTGCGTATGAAAAATTAGATCATCGAAATGTGGTTTTAAATATGCAAATATAAAATCCGCTACTCGCGGATCAGTGTACACATTCGTGTCGGACGGTTTCCCGCATCCTGTTTTCCCTCCTGGTCGCCCACTATTCATTTTTCAACCTCCTGCCCACTTGCCATTAATAATTCCAATTTTTTAAATTCGACTTCCTCTTGTATTCTGTAATTTTTAATGACCTTTTTAATGGTATTTGTTATCCACGTATTAGATACAGCCGCGCAGATTAAATTTATCCCCTTCATTTCCCTATCTCCTGTTTATTTTGCCATAACCCCAGACCGACATACACCCCTAACGGTTCTATCAAAACTAAAAACACCGCGAGAATTATCAGCATATAAAATTCTGTGACGTTCACAGCGTTTTCCATACCTGTAATATTGTCCGCAGTGTTTAAAACAATTTTTCCGTTTTCCAACAGTGCCAGCCGTTTATTTTCTATAGCATCAATTTCTTTTTCAATCGCTTCCCGTTCTTTAATCAAGTTATCGACTTTATTTTTCTGTGATCGATATAACCACGAATTATTTTCTTTTTCTTTCGGGCTCATTTCCGAAAGAATTTTCTTTTCCTCTATTATCTGTAATTCTTTTTCAGATTTATTTTCTTCTTTCTCTGTTTTTTGTTCAATAAGAATTTTCATTTTTTCTGCATCCCTGTTTATTGTGTTCTGCTCCGCGCTCTCTGTTTTTACCTCCGAAAATCTCTTGTTATACTGACCGGTAAATATTGCGAATCCATCGAAGCCCATTGCAAAAATGATTGTTAAAATCAGCACACCGATTATTGACCAGTGTACCCGTGCGCGCCGCAGCAGTCCGATTCCCTCCGGCATAAATGAGGAGTACAGCGGAATTGCAATCGATAATATCCGCGCCTGTAAATCGTTGCCGAGTTGTCCGAATGCCCAGTCAAACGACAATGAGGAGGTGACGTATATACATCCGGCAGAAACAAAAAGACAAACAAGCTGGACGATTATTTTCATAGAAAATTTTGTTTCAGAAATGCTTTTAGATGCACCGGAAATAAAGTTTTTTACAGGTGCAATTATTTTATTCTGCACGGTGTTCTTCTCTCCCTCTTTTTTTATCTCTGCGATAAAGTCTTTTGAATAGTAGTAGTTCGTCTGATATTTTCGTATCTGATTAAATTGCAACAGGGTGTTTTTCACTTCTTCGATAGATAGCCCCGTCTCCCTGGATAACCAGCTAAGGCGCGGAAATTTCTCCGGTTCCCCTTTATTTTCCCGGTAAAATTTTATTATCGCCTGCCGTATTTTTTCTTTGCTCATTTTCTCCTCAATACATACAATTATATAAATATTTTTATATTCATGTCAAGCATTTTAATATGTTAAAGATAAAAATTGTTTGAACAAGGATACCCGGTAATCGTGATTTTTAAAAAACAAGTCGCGCTGCTCGGGGAATACTATTCCACTGTGCTGCATTAAATAGTGTAATATGTTTGTTGTTCTTTTCCAGCGATTAAAAACTTCCCGATTACCGAATATTATAAAATTATAAACCCGCCCGTCGAAACGGAATCGATAATTCAGGTCTATATCGTTCTCTTCGTTGTCATAGCTTTCTATCTGCTCTAACACGACACTTTGTTCAAATTTGGGATAAATTATTTTAAATCGTGTAAATGCTTCCGATGTAAATACTATATCTACATCGGAAGTTTTCCCCGGAATACCATAGGCATGACTGCCGGTCAAAAAATACTCGTTACATATTTCCGGCATTCTCACTCCTAAGCGTAGGTAGTTTACATTTAAAAAATCTTGCAATGTATTTATCATAGTTTATATCCTTTCTTTCGCTACTGTTCCCCATGTTTCCCCTATCTCTATATCGCAGCGCAGGGGAACTTTTAATTTTACCGCGTTTTCCATTGTGTGCTTTAATTCCCGTAATGCTTCCGCCCCCTCTTTTGTCTCCGGCTGGCTAACGTCCAGTTCATCATGTACTGTAAGGTGTAGCGGGAGCGTATTAAAAATTCCCGCTACATATCCGGCAATCATTGCCGCCTTCATCACGTCCCCGCCCGATCCCTGGTCAACAGCGTTAAAGGATTTGTACGCCTCTGCCCGTGTTAGACGGCGTTTTCTGCCGAGTATCGTTTTAACATATCCCCGCTGCTCGCACACTGTCTGACATTGTTTTGTAGTCTCTTTTAAACACGGCAATTTATCGTGCATCGCTTTTAATGTTCCGTGAGCACGCTCATACTGCCCCGCAAATTTCCAATTTTCTTTCGGAATGTCGGCGAGTTTGTTCCTGCCATTATAAACATTGTACCAGTATATTTCCCATAACTGCGCTGTAAAAATTTCCTTGCGCGGATTTTTTACTTTTTTAATGGCACAGTATAACTGTTTATCGATCTGTATTTCTCCCGGATTCATTTCCGTAATTATTTTCAACGTGCGCCCCAGTTTTTCCGTGCCCATTCCGTATAATACACCGAGCGAAACACGTTTCCACAGTTGCCGGGTAGGTTTATCAATTTCTTTTTTCCCGGTTCCAAGCTGCGCCATTATGATATATAGATCAGCTTCCGGATCATTCCGGTACATTTCCCGGAGAGATTCCGCTCCGGTTCCCCGCGCATAGTGGGCGAAGATTGCCATTTCCTCTTGTCGGTAATCGGCCTTGATCCATTGACAATTTTCTTCCGGCAAAAACAATCCGCGAATGTCTTTTTTAAATTTCTCATTTTCATTCGGTATCTGTTGCAAATTCATATTTGAGGATGAAAACCGCCCGGATACTGTTCCGTATGCATCGGAGCGCAGCGGATGAAATTCGCAGTGTATCCGACCGTTTACAATGTGCTCCTGCATTCCGATTAAATACGTGGAGTGAATTTTTTTATAGTGTTTAAGCTCCATTATCCGGACAGCTAATTCCGAACCATGAGAATTTAAAAATGTTGCTCCGAATGATGGATTATCTTTTTCCGTGTACGGATAAGTATACCCGAATTTATCAAACACTTTTTTCAGAGATTCGTGAGCGTTCACATTTATTTCCATTCCGCAAAAAGAATTCAGGTCTTTTTGTTTTTTATTTATTGTTCGTTTATACCTCTTTTCTGTTTTATTTAATTCGTCCTCATTTATTCGGACGCCGAGTTTCCGCATATTCAATAAAATTGGAATCAGGGAGCATTCCATTTCAAAAAGGGAAAATAAATTCTCTTTGTTAAGCAATTCTTTCTGTTTGTTGAAAAGTTGTAACAAGGGTTTTACGTCCCTTATGGCGTACTCTGCTACGTCTGCCGCTTTCATTTTGTATAAATGTTCCTGCGGTTTGCCTTTCCATTTATTCGCATCACATATATTTTGTATATTGTTTTCTGCTTTGTGAATCCCCAAATGCCTTTCATAAAGGGAGTCAAGATTATATTTTTTAAGGTTTTCATTTAATAATGGTTCAGCAAATTGCACATCATATATTTTTCCGGTCGGTGTAAATCCCTGATACTGAAAATAATCCAGATCATAGAGTATATTAGCCCCGATAAAAGTTTTTGTTTTGTACTGGTTTAACCATGCAAAGAATTTTCCAGAGTCAATATTTTCTGAATCCGGGTGAGCGAGCGGGAAATACCAGGCTCTGGTATCCGCGAACGGCTCCCCCATACCGGGCACGGCGATTGATACACCGAGAATATAATTTCCCGGTCTGCGCGCGCCGCTTCCCATTTTCACCGCAATGGATGAATCCCGCGTTTCGCAGTCAATCGATATTATGTCTGCATTTTTCAAATTTGGTAATTTCATAGCTAACCTTTTTTAGTAATCGGGAACAGGTCTACCGACAGCCCCAATTCCCCGGTACATTTTTCGGACAGATAGGCAAGCACTTTTTCAAACACCTGTTTGCCGGAATCTCCAAATTCTGAGTCATACCAAAAATAAAAATTTGCGTCCCGCTCATTGCCCGGGGAATTGACAAACCCACGCAAGTATATATACACGCTGCAATATGCGCAATGCGGAGAGATCGACACGAAGATTTCTACATCACTGTTTTCCGACATATGAAACGACAAATCCATTAAATCACGAATTGCCTTTTTGTTTTCATTCGATATTTTATACATCTTGTTTTCCTTTCTTTATACAAGGCTGTTTATTTGTTTTATGGTCGGGCACTTTTCTGCGTAACATTTACCACCTGTTGCCTCACAGTATCCCGCCATATCGTTAGAGCATTTTCTCCGTACTATGTCGTATACTCTGGCTGTCCAGTTTTTTATATCGCGCTCAATGCTCCGGTCATTCCAATTTTCAATTGCTTGCTCCCTGCTGCGCGAATCCTTCCCTCGCGCGCCGCATGAGCACAATACATAATAATTGTCATATACTGTTTCTTCTGTCACTACACGCCGGTCTTTTTCAACGGCAAATTCTTCCTCATAATCATTCCCGCAAAACGGGCATGGTTTTTTATCTACAGATTCTTTTATTTCTTGTTCCATGTTATTTTCTCCTCTATCCGATCAATTCTTTTACAATTAATTTTGCACGGTCCCACGATACAAACATATTGTAATAATTCGTATCCCATAAATTATCGATGATAAACAATTCGTCCCGGTTATTGTGGTACGTTAAAATCAGTTTGTCGTTGTCCGGGTGATCGCGCATAAATACAATCTGCGTCTGCTCCAAACCGCGCGGAGCAATTTTTAACTCGCAGTATACAAATTTACTCCCTTTTGTAATGAGTAAATCCGGCGCCCCGTCCCCCAGGGAAGACAAATCAACACATTGGAATTCCGGTTTTAAAAACTCAATCCATTTTTTCTTAAATGTTTTTTCAAGCATTCTTAAATCTCCCCTCTTAAAAAAGGCATTTCATAATCTGTGTGCTCACGCCTGGTGTAATGCGTTCGCTTTTTTATATTAGCACGTTCCTGTACTCGTAAAAAAATTGACAGGAGTGTTTTTTCCTGTACCCATATTAACATTTCCTCAATTGACAGAGTGCTCAGAATAAAATTAATGTACCGCAAATCTTTTTCATCTTGTATAGAGTTACGATTTCTTTTGTTATCCAAAAATTTTTTACAGTATTTTGCACGAGTATTCCACTTGCTAAACAGTGCTGCCCGTGACAATTTTTTAACAACAATTTCTTTTGCCCGCATATTTTGAAACCCTCCGCAAAGAATTTTAAAATACCCCTTCCCCGCGTTCACGCTCCCGGAACATCCGGGGAAGGCTTACAAAAACATAAAATGTCTTTAAAATAATTTGTTTACAATTGTTAAAATTATCTCCTCATGGCACACACCTCCCGTCCTGTTTTATGGGGATAAAACTCCTGAAAATAATTAAATGCATTTACGCATTACGCGAAATCAGATTCATCCGCTGCCACAGCCTCGCTTCCATCCACTGATTTTCCGTAATCAATCACTTTTTCCTGGATGGATTTAACAAATCCTGCCGCGTCAAGAGCGGGTTTTTGCAGGTGTGCGTACTGTTTGTCGAGCAGCGTTCCGGTGTTCGTGATATTACAAGATTTTTTATCACCGAGCAGGTACCAGGACTGCCCCTCATCATTCGTGTTTAACCGCGTTCCTATTTTCCACACACCACAAAAAATGGGGGCCGGTTTTCCGTTAATCTGTAACGCCCGCGCTTTTGTGATCCATTTTTTTGAATGTTTGATCCCTGTCATCTTGAAGGTCATTACCATTATACCATCGTCCGGGTGTTCGGCTGACAGTAAAAAGAGGGTGTGGGAATCCATGATTGACGAATCCTGGTCGGATGAATACGACGAAAAACCGTCTTTTTTAATTGCGCCGGATGCGAGTAGGGCATCAATTTCCGCTTGTGTATATGTACCGTGAAATTCCCCCATGTCCTCGCCCCATCTTAAATATACGTGCTGAATTCCGATCATCAGAAATTCAGCCTCTTTTCCGTACACCCTCCCGGATACGGAATTAAAGAGCATTCCCGGCCGCAGCCCCTTGATATGCGCCGGGTGATCCTCCTGTGCCTCCGGTGTCTGCCCCTGTGCGATTTTCAGAAATGGCACAGTGATCATTGACTGGTCCATGTTCTCAAATCCGGAATAACCGAGGGACTCTACAGATTTGAAAAAATCCTGCTCCACGATTTCCCCGGATTTCTTTTTTTCGATTTCTTTTCCCGGCGCGGCTTTCTCCGCTCCCGGTTTTTTGGTTTTTGCCATATTGTTATAGCTCCTTTCTTTCAAAAATTATATGTCCTGTGATCGGTTAGTATAGCACTGATCACAGATATTGTGCTCGGTGTAATCCGAATCAATTTCTTTTGCGTATGGATCAGGCCGTGTTTTTACAGTTTCGTTTTCCTCATAGCAATATTCACAAACCATATTTTTATTTCCCTCCTTTTATTTTTGCCGACTCGACGCGCTCCACAGATAATACATCGTCCGGCGGGATTACTGTGTCAACCGGGATTCCTTTTCTCTCTGCGTCTGCGATTGCATCCCGGATAATTTTGTTCCGCGTCTGCCAATGTATATCGGTTTTTGTTTCGTATGATACACCGGTTTTCGCAAGATATTTGCGCAGTTCCTTTGTATAGTCCACGTCTGCCATGCTCAAGCTGGTTTTAATATGATCCCCGTACTTATTTCTCCGCAGCCATTTAAAAAATGCATTCTGGTTGATAACCGCAATACGGAGATCGGTCTCAATCGATACTGATTCCCCGTTCTCCAACTGACAGGCGGTCAATCCCATTTCCTGCATAAGCGCAGGTATTTTTACCTCTGTCAATTCGTTACGCTGATTGATGTAATATTCCAAAACATCGTAAAGCAATTTGATAGGCGGAATTCCTATATCATTTACACAATTCAATGCACGTATAAAATTTTTAAACTCATCAGTTTCCGAATAATCGACCAGAGAATTATTTTTCATTGCAATTATTCCCCCGGACTGATCCTTTTTAACCGTGCCCCCTGCATTCAGCGCAAGCACCTCATTAACATATTTCTGTAACTGCGTTTTTTGTTTCTCCGGTACTCCGGTTTCCGCTTCCTGGATTGCAGCATTCAGAAAAGCAGAATTTTCTTTCTTCTTTGCCATATTAAATTTCTCCTCTCTGCTTTGTTTTTACCCCTGTGATCTGGTAAAAAATATCTGCGTTAAAATATTTTATTTTATAAAAATCCAGCCTTTCCCGCACCGTTGTTTTTGTTCTCCAAAAGTGTAAAAAATTACTTTTGGAAAATGTTTCTGAAAACCGGCTCACAGTTCGATAGGCCGCCTGTTGTATAATTTCTTGATACTCTGCCATAGGTACCAGGATTCCGAAAAAATAAATTTTTTCGGGCGCCCCAATATTCCAACTTCCGGTATGTAGGTCTCCGAAGTTAAAATTACCGGTATTCCGATCACCGGTATTCCGATCACCGGTATTCCGATCACCGGTATTCTGATCACCGGTATTCCAATTACCGGTATTCCGATCACCGGTATTCCGATCACCGGTATTCCGATCACCGGTATTCCGATCACCGGTATTCTGATCGCCGGTATTCCAATTACCGGTATTCTGATCACCGGTATTCCGATTGCCGGTATTCCGATTGCCGGTATTCCGATCACCGGTATTCCGATCACCGGTATTCTGATGACCGGTATTCCGATCACCGGTATTCTGATCGCCGGTA